TGGGCATATATCTCGCAGATTTTTTAATACAGGAGATGCAAATAATGTTATATGGGATGAAATACCTGAAAGAGAAGTTGGGCAGTAAGGCCTCAAGGGTGAGGGTAAGGTATCAGTACTACGATATGAAACACCTTGCGCTTGACTTCCAGATTAGCACACCGCCAAAACTGAGGGCATGGATGAACTGTCTGGGGTGGTGTTCAAAGGCGGTCGACTCATTGGCTGACAGGCTTGTGTTCCGTGAGTTCGCAGATGACAACTTCAACATCAACGAGATCTTCAGAATGAACAACCCTGACATACTGGTAGACAGTGCGATACTCGGAGCGCTGATCAGCTCGTGCGATTTTATCTATATCAGTCCTGACGAGAGCGGGTATCCTCGCATGCAGGTGGTAGACGGCGGCAACGCAACAGGCATAATCGACCCTATCACAGGCATGCTCAAAGAAGGTTATGCGGTGCTTGACAGAGCTGAAGACGGCACTCCAACGATAGAGGCTTACTTCATACCAGGAGAGACGCAGTACTATTATGCAGAGACAAGCGAGCTTGACATCGTTGGCAATGATGCGCCTTATCCGCTGCTTGTGCCGATCATCAACAGGCCGGATGCGGTAAGGCCGTTCGGAAGGTCGAGTATCAGCCGTGCGTGCATGAGCATAGTTGACTCAGCTATGCGTACAGTGAAGAGGTCAGAGATATCTGCAGAGTTTTACTCGATACCGCAGAAGTATGTACTCGGTACAGATCCTGAGGTAGAAGCAATAGAGCCGTGGAGTGCGGCAATGAGCGCAATACTTGAGATCTCGAAGGACGAGGACGGAGACAAGCCGACGGTAGGTCAGTTCCAGCAGCAGACAGCGACGCCGCACATTGAGCAGTTAAAGATGTTCGCCGGGCTGTTCGCAGGGGAGACAGGGCTCACGCTTGACGATCTTGGCTTTGTCTCGGGTAACCCTGCAAGTTCTGAAGCAATCAAGGCAGCGCACGAGAACTTAAGGCTGAAAGCCAAAGCGGCGCAGAGGTCATTCGGCTCAGGGCTCCTGAACGCAGGGTACCTTGCAGCATGTTTGAGAGACAAAACAGCATATAAGAGGAATCAATTCTATCTGACGGTGCCAAAATGGGAGCCGGTGTTTGAACCAGACTCATCGGCACTGTCCGGAATAGGCGATGCAGCCATAAAACTCCAGCAGTCGTTCCCAGATTACTTTAACGAAGAAAAGTTAAGAGATCTGATGGGCGTATAGATACCATTTACGCTACTGATGCGGTCAAATCAGGGAGGTGTTTATGCAAGACGCAATGGAAGTATTAGTTGACGCCTTAGGCGAACGCAAGGCGAGCAAGCTTTTAGACGAGCTCGCAGCCGGTTACGGCACATACAAGCAAGTGGACAAGCTTGCGGAGATCATCGGAGAGAGGGCAGCGAGCGAGCTGATGACAAAGTATTCCCCGGAAAGACTTGAGGAATATATGAAAGCGGCTCATAGAGTGATCAACGAGGTATCTGATCAGGCGCAAACGAACCTGAACAACGCAGCGAAGATCGGCATCAAGCCACTCCACACGAAGTATCCGAAAGCGAAAGTCGGAACGCTTGCTGACAAGCTTGCCGGACTTGAGCCTGAGGCGATAAGTGCCGAAGTCCAAAACGAAGTGCCGTCGCTTGCCATGAGCATGGCAGACGATATCGCAGAGTACAACATGGACTTTCAGGCGAAGGCGGGGCTCGGCCCTGTGATAGTCCGGACATGGTCAGGGAGCTACCCGAGCCATGATACGAGGCATACAGACTGGTGCCACGAACTCGCCGGCACGTATGATTATCACAACAGGCCTCCGGATGTATTCGCACGGCACGAAGGCTGCCGCTGCACTGTTGAATACTACCCCAGCAGAGGAGCTAAAGGGCGTATCACAGCGCTTGCGAAAGGCGAGGTCGATGTAAACGGTGTTCTATGGAACACTAAAGCGGAAACGCTGCAGAAGCGTATCCGTAATATGGCACGAAAAATGCAGAAATAACACGGAGGTGAGAGTATGGCCACCAGGTATGGGCGCCAGACTCCCACAAACTCCGTTGTTCTTCCTTATACAGAGACTCTTGGCGGCGAGGCGATAGACCTGTACAAGCAGACAGGCCGAGAGCCGCAGCCGTGGCAAGAAGCGCTTGTGTATGACATAAGAGCGGTCAATGAAGAGGGCCTGTTCGTTCATACGAAGTTCGGTTATGAGGTCCCAAGACGTAACGGCAAAGGCGAGATCCTGACGATACTTGAGCTTCAAGACATCTTCAAAGGCCGGAAGTGCCTGCACACAGCGCATAGAACTACAACATCGTCATCCGCATCATTGAGGCTCGCTACCATGCTGAAAGACATGGGCTATCACGAGATACAGCGAGTCAGCAGAGATGCAGACTACACAAAGTCATACACATACTCCAAGCAATTCGGTCTTGAGCGTATCCGTCTGATGGACACAGGCGGTTCAATAGACTATAGGACGAGGACTGCTAAAGGCGGTCTTGGGGAAGGCTTTGACACATTGATCGTTGATGAGGCACAGGAGTACACAGATGACCAGCAGAGCTCACTGCAATATGTGGTCTCCGACAGTCCGAACCCGCAGATAATACTCTGCGGCACTCCGCCTACGATGCTTTCGCCCGGAACGATATTCCCGAAGCTCAGGACAGACTGTCTGAACGGCAAGACGGAAGACACAGGCTGGGCAGAATGGTCAACAGAGAACATATCAGACTGTAACAACGTTGACCTGTGGTACGAGTGCAACCCTGCAATGGGCTATCAACTGAACGAGCGTAAAGTACGAGCTGAAGACAAGAGCGACGAGCTCGACTTCAACATACAGAGGCTTGGGTACTGGTCAAAGCACAACCTGCAGTCGGATATATCAGCCACAGAGTGGAGCGGCATAAAGTGTGAGGCTGTACCGAAGATATCGAGCCGGCTGTATGTCGGCGTCAAGTACAGCAAGACTTATGTATCTGTATCTGTTGCATCGAAGACGGATGACGGTAGGATATTCTTTGAGGCTATCGACTGTCAGCCTATCAGAAGCGGTACATCGTGGATAGTCAAGCTGATGAAGAACATGGCTCCGAAAGCTATCGTGATAGATGGATCCGGAAGTCAGAACGTTCTGAAGAAAGACCTTGAAGAGGAGCATATCAAAGGCGTTATCCTGCCAACGGTCAAAGAGGTCATAGTGGCAAATGCAAGGTTCGAGCAGTTATTGTACGAGCAGGGCATCTGCCACATGGATCAACCGTCGCTTACGCAGGTGGCTACGAATTGTCAGAAGCGTGCGATAGGCAGTAACGGAGGCTTCGGATACAAAGCCTTGTTTGACCAGATGGAGATAGGGCTTCTGGACTCGGCGATACTTGCTATATGGCAGTGCTCCGAGAATAAGGGAGACAAAACACAAAGAATCAGTTATTAGAAGGCGGGCGTCAGCTCGTCTTTTTAATAAAATCAAACTACGTGACTACAACGGTAAAGAGTGGGAGGAACTAAATATGGCAGAGGAAAAGACATTCACTCAGGAAGAAGTGAACAACCTTGTCGGACAGGCGAGGCTTGAGGGCAAAGAGATCGGGAGAAAGGAGTTTGCGGACTTCATCTCACCGGATGACTTTACCAAGAAGACCGAAGACCTGACGAAGGAACTCAGCGACTTAAAGGACCAGATGAAAAAGCTGGAAGATGAGAAAGCCGCATTGGAAACGCAGATAACGGAGAAGGACGGCACTATTGCTGAATACGAGAAGGACTCGGTAAAAACCCGGATAGCAAGAGAGCTCGGACTTGCGCCTGGAGCGGAGGATTACCTGCAGGGCGATGATGAAGAAGCGATACGAAAGAGCGCTGAAACATTGAAAGACCTGATAGGCAAGCAAAAGGTTCCAGGATACAACCCCGAACAGCCTACGGCTGAAGATGGCGTCACTGCGGCATTCAAAAAACTTAATCCTAATATCAAACTTTAAAGGAGATTATCATGGCACAGGACACAAACAAACAGGAATCATATTCCAAGATCGTAGATGCGAAGCTGAGAGCTAACTCCGTATTCGCAGCTATTTTCAACCAGAGACATGACGGATCTGCAGCTGCTGGCGCAGTTAAGATCCCTGTAAGAACAGACGCTACAGCAGGCGCTTATGTTACAGCCACAGGCCTTGCTATCAGCAACCCTGCTACAACATATCAGACAATGGTATGTGACAACGACTATGCAGTAAACGAGCTCATCGACGGCTTCATGGCTGCAGCAGTTCCAGACGGCATGGTAGCCGAGAGACTCGACTCTGCAGGATATTCACTTGCAAACGTAATCGATGCCGCTCTTGCTGCTGACCTTATCGCACACGGCACAGCTTCTTCAGACACAACAGCTCTGACTAAGAGCAATGTATACGAAAAGATCGTTACAGACGTTGCTACAGTCAAGAAAGCAAAGGTAGACCCGACCAAGCTTTGGATCGCTGTTACTTCTGACACATACGCAAAGCTCATCCAGAGCCCAGAGTTCGTAGGTGCTGCGGCAAACGTAGGAGAACTCGGAGCCGGATACATGGGCAGACTTGCTGGTATCCCTGTATATGAAGCGATCAACCTGAACGGACTCACAACAGGTTCAGGATCTTCTCAGAAGACAGTCGACTACGTAGTAGGAAACGGCGACTTCTGCCACTTTGCTATGGCATGGTCTGCTCCTGTTGCTGTCAACGACCTTGCTGACGGTGCTCACATTGGATGCAGCGCTGTACAGGGCAGGATCGCTTTCGGATACAAAATCACACAGACAACATCAGTTGTTTATCACAACGCTTAATTGACAGGGGGTGGCCTCGATGTCAGACTTCGCAACTATCAGCGACATAACCACATTGTGGAGGCCCCTGAGCACAGACGAGACGGAGAGGGCTGAGGCCCTTCTCCCGATTGTCTCAGATTCCTTGAGACATGAAGCATCGAAAGTCGGCAAAGATCTTGACCAGATGATAGCCGACGATCCGGTGCTTGCAAATGTGGCAAAATCCGTCACAGTTGATGTGGTGGGCAGGACGCTGATGACCTCCACCGATTCAGAGCCTATGGTGCAGACTTCAGAGTCGGCGCTTGGGTATTCGGTCTCGGGCACATACCTCATACCAGGCGGCGGTCTTTTCATTAAGAAGAGCGAGCTGGCGAGGCTTGGGCTCCGCAGACAGAGGATGGGAGTGATCGACCTATGGCCATGATCAAAGGAATTGACATAACTCTGTACGAGCAGACGCCGGCTGAGCCGGACGATTTTGGAGCGGAGCGGTACACAGAGACGCCGGTGACAGTGAGCAACGTACTTGTAGCGCCAGCGACATCACAAGAGGTGTTGGAGACCATCAACCTGTACGGCAAGAAGGCAGTTTACACGATGGCGATACCAAAGGGTGATGAGCATGATTGGAAAGACAAGAGAGTATCTTTCTTCGGTGAGGACTGGCATACGTTCGGTATCCCACTTATCGGCATTGAATGTGATATACCACTCGACTGGAACATGAAAGTGATGGTCGAGCGCTATGAATAACCATTTTGAACTGAACACGAAGACCGTCGGCGATTTGCTCAAGTCTGAAGAGATGAGGCAGGCGCTAATGAGTGCAGCCTCGCAGGTCGCTGCCACGGCAGGCGACGGCTACAAAGCAAAGATAATGTCGACGAGAGTTATAGTGTTCCCTGACACCGAAGAAGCGGCTCAGGACAATTATGAGAACAACACGTTATTAAAGGCATGGTGGAACGGATGATAGAGAAGACCATATACGATTATTTAAAAGAGGCAGGCTATGCTGTGTACATGGAGAGACCGTCAAAACCGCCTGAAGAGTACGTGCTGATCGACAAGATAGGTTCAAGGCGGTACAACTGCATAACCACTACAATATTTGCTATACAGAGCTATGCGCCGACGCTGTATGAGGCATCGGAGCTCAACGAACAGGTCAAAAAAACGATGGATGAGGCTGATGCGCTGGTTAGTGTGTCGGCCTCAAAGCTTGTATCTGACTATAACCAAACGAGCACTGCTTCAAAGCAGTACAGGTATCAGGCAGAATATGAGGTAACACATAAGGAGTAGAGAATATGAACGCAACAGAAGTCACAACAGGAAAGCTTGGCGGAGTATTCCGTGCACCGGCTGGGACAACGCTTCCTACGGATGCGACCACAACTCTTGCTTCGACTTTCAAGAATATCGGCGAGGTATCCGAAGATGGTATCACCAAGTCATATTCCTATGAGTCCGAAGAGATCAAGAACATGAACGGAGCCGTTGTACTCACCGTGCAGACGAGCAAAAACGTATCATTCGCTTTCAAGGACATCTCACTCTTGAACATCGACGCTATGAAGGCAGTTTACGGTGCAGATAACGTAACAGGCACATTGGCTAACGGGCTTGCTATCCAGGAGAACGATGACGAGCCTGAAGAGGCTGTTTATGTGCTTGATCTGGTCTGCAGCGATGGAACGCTTCACAGAACAGTCATTCCAAGAGGAAAGATCTCCGACATCGGAGACATTGTCTATAAGAACAACGAAGCCGCAGGCTATGACCTTACGCTTGCTTGTCTGAACGACAACAGCAACATAAAGGTGTATGAGTACTTCAGCGAAGAGGAAAGCTAAACATAGCAGGAGGTAGAGAATGAAGTCAATCACATTATCCAATGGTTTCAAATGCAAGGTCAATGAGAACGTGGCAAACGACATGGAGCTTCTGGATCTTCTGAAAGAGACGAAGGAAGACGGTACAGCCTATTCGGACATCGTACTGAAGATCTTCGGCAAAGAGCAGAGAGACAAGCTCTATGAGAGCATACGTACAAAGGACGGTATAGTCCCATTGATCAAGAGTGAGGATGCCGGCTACAGCATCACAGACGCAGTAACGGAGATCCTCACAGCATTAGGGACGTCAGGAAAAAACTGATAACCCTTGCCGGCATGATATCGACAGATGAAGAGGCTTTTATCTGCGATATGGCGGAGACGTATCAAATATACGACTACAGAAGAGTGCCCTGCAAATTGCTCGGCACTCTCGCAGCCGGTTTAAGGGACGATTCAAGAATAAAGATGAAAATGAGCGGTGTGAAAGCCGGGACTGAGGCCTTATTGCTCGCTGACATACTGGATGTGACACAGTATCTGCTGTGGGCTCAGACAGAGGACGGTCAGAAGGGCAAGCACAGGCCTAAGAGCGTAGCCAAGCGCTTCTATGAGCGTGAGGAAGTCGACC